CCTTGCGCCTATTGATAACCGACAAGCGTTTTATGCTGGGTGGGAAGCGGCTATTGCAAGCATCGAATTCAATTTCTGCCCACGATGCGGAAAGCGTACACACCAAAAAGATTGGGTGCATACATGCACATCACCAGCACAGGAGAAATAGTATGAATGAAGAACAGCTAAAAGTTTGGGAATCCAGTCTTATGGAAAAACTCAAAGCTGAAAACGAAGCGCAGAGTAGGCATATTATTGAGCTACAAAAAGAGTTTATGGTAGTCAAAGAGAAGTTACTTCGAGATCATTTTGCGGGGTTGGCGATGCAAGGATTTTGCGCACATGGTTCGTCAAATCCTATTACACAAAAAGCATTAGCTGAATTTTCTTATCAAATGGCCGACGCAATGCTTGCAGAGCGGGAGCGTGGAAATGATTAGAAACAAATATCGGATACTGCCGTACGGACTGTATTGGTTACTTTCGCAGCATCGTATGCGTCACACACCGTTCGATCCTATGCCTAACCGAAGGGAAGCACATATAAAATGGAACGCACGGGTAAATGAAAATAACAAGCACACGATGGGGAGTGAAGCATGAATAGATACACCACAAAACATTTCTGGCGGATGGCAGAATCAGAACAGGGCGAGTGGGTTCGGTATGAGGACTATAAAGAGGAAACAGACATATTAAGAATGGGGCGTGATTCGTATCGAGAGCTTTATAGAGAAGAACAAGTTAGCAAATGGGAGGAAATGGGATTAGCTGAGCACTTGCGTGATCGTATTTATGGCTTATCTGTCGTTTTGGTGGTCACTTATGTTGTCATAGTTGCAGAATTAATTGGGTGGAGTTTTGGATTATGAGTGCATTAAGCGAACAGGCAGGTGGTAATCACTACAAAGACCTAGCTATCCAACCGGTGGAATATATCTATAATAATCAATTGCCGTACTTAGAAGGTAACGTTGTGAAGTACGTGACACGACATAAAAGTAAAAATGGTGCAGAAGATATTAGAAAAGCAATCCATTACTGTCAGTTAATACTGGAACTTGAATACGGTGAAAAGGGCTGATGAACATACTAACAATTGACTTTGAAACTTTCTATTCCAGCACCTTCAGTTTATCGAAACTAACCTATGACGAATACATAAATGACGACCAATTTGAGGTGATTGGTGTAGGTGTACAAAAGAACAATGATGAACCTAAATGGTTTAGTGGTACGAAACAAGAAACACGCGACTGGTTAGTTCAGTTTGATTTAGATAGTAATGCAGTAGTCATGCACAACGCGATGTTCGATGCGAGTATTCTTGCGTTCCACTTCGGTATCTACCCTAAAGTCATACTGGACACATTATGTATGGCCCGAGCAGTGCATGGTGCAACGGTCGGAGGTAGTCTAAAACGTCTAGCTGAGTATTACGGTGTAGGTGAGAAAGGTACAGAGGTACATAACTTTATCAACTATCGGAGAGAGACATTCACACCGACTGAACTTGCAGCATATGGTGAATACTGCAAACAGGACGTGAGGTTAACTAAACAGATCTTCGACTTGATGCGGCCTAAGTTTAACAAGACTGAGCTGAAGTTGATTGATATGACGATCCGTATGTACACCGAGCCTAAGTTCATGTACGACAGAGAATTCCTAGTTACTCATCTGAAAGAGGTCAAAGACAAGCAACGCAAAATCCTAGAGGATTTAAACCTAACAGCAAGTGACCTACGATCTAACCCTAAGTTTGCTGAGCTGTTACGTAGTTATGGTGTAGAACCACCGATGAAAGTGTCACCGACTACAGGTAAAGATACGTATGCCTTAGCTAAAACTGATGAGGGTATGAAGGCGCTACTTGAACATGAGAACCCAGAGGTGCAAGCCCTTGCAGCAGCAAGGTTGGGCGTAAAGAGTTCGCTAGAAGAAACACGTACACAACGTCTGATAGACACAGGTGATCGCAACTGTGGGTACTTACCGATTGGTCTTAATTATTACGGCGCTCGCACAGGGCGGTGGTCTGCTTGTGTAGTTGCTGATACAGAAATCCTTGTATATAATGCTCAACAAGGTGTAGCTGTCAAACGTATAGTGGACGTAATACTCTCTGATCTTGTGTGGGATGGTGAGGGGTTCGTTGAACACGAAGGGGTAGTGTTTAATGGTTATGCTGAGGTTATTACTTGGGATGGAATTACAGGAACAGAAGATCATGTCGTATTCACAGACGTTGGAGAGATCAGCTTATATCAAGCAATGCAGGGAGGCCACCGCATTAAAGTTGCAGGAAGCGTTGAAGACCACCACATGGACAGCGCTAGAAGACTTAGCCGTACCTACAAAAAGTAAGATAAAAGTTCAGTGTAAGTGCGGAGCTATACATAACGTAAGAGTTAAAGACCTACTGTATGGGGGTTCTAAACGATGTAGGCGGTGTGCTGACTTAGACTTGACAGGAAAACTTCACACTAAAGAGCATTATGTACAGATAGGGACGAGAGGTGCACTCACAAACAAAACACAACGTGAAGCCTTCTGGGGGGACTGTGTGTCTATATATGGTATGGAGGCTATACATCGACTACAAAGCAATCTTTCTAGTGCTAAGTCTAGGTGTAACAACCCAAACCAAACAGGATATATGAACTACGGAGGTAGAGGTATAGAGTTTAGATTTAACACGGTAACCGAAGGGGTAATGTGGGTGCTATCTAACATAGGAGATAGACCGACGGAGAAGCATAGTTTAGATCGTATAGATAATAACAGGCACTATGAACCGGGGAATTTGAGGTGGGCTACACGAACAGAACAACGAAATAATCAAAGGGTAAGGAGGCTATGCGAAAAGGGTAAGCGAATACGTAAACTCCAAAACTTCAGACCTGACGTCACATACGAATGTATAAGACATTGGATAGATCTAGGGTTTACTGATGAGGAGATAATATCAAAAGTTAAATGGGGTAAATATGAAAGTGCCAGTATATGACATACTAAACTGTGGGCCGAATCACAAATACGCAGCTAACGGAAAGATCGTACACAACTGTCAGGGGTTACAGTTTCAGAACTTACCTAACAAGTCAGACCTAAAGCAGGGTGTGATAGCACCACCGGGTTATGTGATTATCGGTGCTGACTTATCAAACATCGAGCTGCGGGTAGGGTTATGGTTTGCTGGCCAGATGGATAAACTGCAATTACTCCAAGAAGGTAAAGACCTGTACAAAGACTTTGCCAGCTCTGTGTTTAATGTACCTTATGATGATGTAGACAAAGACCAACGCTTTATCGGAAAAACAAGTTCGCTATCACTTATTTACGGCGTTGGTTCAGCCAAGCTACGTAATGCGATCAAACAGGGATCAGGTAAAGACATAGGTGAGATCGAAGCTAAACGTATCGTAGATATGTACCGTGAAGAGTATAGTGACGTTGCTGGTATGTGGCGCACAGGTGGTGAAGTTATCTCAGCTATACACAATGATTATGGTATGGACTTTGGGTACAACAACCTGTGTGCGGTAGCAGGAGGCACTGGTATAAGGCTTCCTTCTGGTTTGTATTTAGCATACCCAAATTTACGTCAGCAATATAACGACAAACAAAAACTTGAGTGGGTGTACGACAAGTCGACTAAAGAGATAGACCGTGTTTATGGTGCTAAGGTTTTTCAGGGTACAGTCCAAGCTTTAGCTCGCTGCGTTATTGGTGAGTCTATGGTACGTATCAATGAGAAATACCCATTAGCGTTAACGTTACACGATGCGAACTATCTGACAGTACCCGAGCGTTATGCTGATGAAGCCTTGCAGTTTGTTGAAGAAGAGATGGTGAGAGCACCATCGTGGTTGCCCGGCATTGTGCTAGGTGTAGAAGGTCATATAGGCCGTAACTTAAAAGAGGTTTAAGATGGATGAAGAGATCAAAAAAGTGCGAATGGAATATATAGTAGATATGGACAGTGAGTTTATTATTAGATATTTGATAGGTTTCTCTATGTCGGGTGATTGCCCCGAAGGTGTCGAATTGATGATGCAACAAGCGGCAGGGCGAATATACTACCAACGCAAAAACCTTCGATTCTTAATTGCAGGTTTAATCGTAACGAACGGTTTATGGGCAGCTTACCACTATGGTATACTTGGCTGACGTGCATACATGTACTGAACCGAGGCGATAATGGAACCAAAATATACGATGCAACCGTGGAGCTATAGCTCACTGAGTACCTTTAAACAATGCCCGCATAGATATATGCGAGAGAAAGTCGTCAGGGATATTCCTAGAGAACCTGATACTGAGGCCATTATTTACGGTACAGAACTACATAAAGCGGCGGAGGAGTATATTGGGGAAGATAAAGCATTACCGCCTAAGTTCTCCTACATAAAGGTGTATCTCGACAAACTCAAAGCCATACAAGGTGAAAAGTTTGTCGAGCGTAAGATGGGTATAACCAGAAAGAACGGTGTGTTAGAAGCCTGTGATTTCTTCGATAAAGAGGCATGGTTCCGAGGTGTTGCTGACTTACTGATTGTCGACCACGAGAAGCAGATAGCCTACGTAGTAGATTACAAAACCGGCAAATCATCTAAATATGCAGACCCTTTACAACTGCAACTTATGGCAGCTTGTGTGTTTCTATTATTCCCAGACATTCAGAGAGTTAAAGGAATGTTACTGTTTGTGGTATGTAGGGATATAATAAAAACTTCCTACCCTAGCGCGGAAAAATTCAAAGTGTTTGAGCAGCTTGATGCTGTACTGCACCGAAGAACAATCGCATACGAAACAGGGGTATTTAATAAAACACAGAACGGTCTATGCAGAGGATGGTGTCCCTGCCTCGACTGTGAGTTCAATGGGAGAAAGTAATGCCATACGCAAACCCGAAAGACAGAGACTACAAGCACGAGCATCAGATGGAGATGCAAAACCCTAAAGCCCGTAAGTTACGTGCTGAACGTCAGAAAGCACGTAGAGCGATGGACAAAGAGGGTGTAAATAGAAAAGGTAAAGACATTGACCACATCAAGCCGCTGTCTAAAGGTGGGTTGAACAGTAAGGGTAACCTGCGGTTAGTGTCACCAGAAACCAATAGAGCGTTTTCTCAAACCAAAGGGAAAACTGTTAAGAACAAGAACCCCGGCAGTAGAAAGGTAAACAAATAATGCAGCTTCCAACAGCGGCAATACGACAATACGCAAGAGATGCTGGATTAAGTGATGCATTCTTAGTTCAGCATCAGGACTTACTAGAGGCATTTGCTTTACGGGTTGCCTCTGGTCAGCGGAAGAAAGACCAACAACGGATCAGAGCATGGTACTTTGATAGTAACCCAACCAAATGCCAGTTATTTGAGATTTTGGAGGAGTGATGATAGAAGATGTATTGATGTCATTAGTAAGTATGGTGGTCGTAGGTGTGATTATGTTTTACACCTTTGATGTGTTTAATGGTGACGATGACGACTACGCTTAATTAGTAATCTAGCTGGGCCTTATCTTGCGTTTAACGCAATGGACTTATATGAGAATAATAGACAATAAAGCAATAGAGCTGCGCACTAAGTATCCTGAACGGATTACATCAATCATACCCAAAAGCAAACTGCTAAGCTGGGATGGTGGTGTTGCGACTGTAATAATCCACTGGGGGTTAGATGAGGTGCGGGTGCTACATAACCTTGGGTTTACTAAAACCCCATCGCCTATACTGAAAGAATATAGTTGGGCTGGCCTATACACCCCATTTGACCATCAGAAAACTACCGCCAGTTTCTTGTCGGTAAACAAACGTGCATACATCTTATCCGAGATGGGTACAGGTAAAACGTCGTCAGCTGCATGGTCATTAGACTATCTGATGGGTAAGGCTTTAGTTAATCGTGTGTTGATTATATGCCCTCTATCTATCATGCAGTCAGCATGGCAAAACGATCTATTTAAAACAGTTATGCACCGACGTGTCGGTATAGCCCACGGTACATCGGCACAGCGGAAGCGGGTCATTCAGTCTGATGCTGAGATTGTGATTATCAACTTTGACGGGGTTGAGATTGCACTCAATGACCTTCTCGAGGGTAAGTTCGATATGGTGATTATTGATGAGGCGTCAGCCATAAAACGTCAAAACACCAACCGATGGAAAGCGATAAACCAGCTACTGACACCTGACTCGTGGTTATGGTTAATGACAGGTACACCAGCGGCGCAGTCACCTGTAGATGCATATGGGTTGGTTAAGATGATGCACCCGAATAAGGTAGACCGCACGGAGTATATGTTCAAAGATCGGGTTATGCAGAAGGTATCAACCTTTACATGGCGGCCACGTCCCGAGGCTAACGCTTATATTCACCAGTTGATGCAGCCGGCCATACGGTTTACAAAGGAAGAGTGTCTGGACTTACCTGAACTTATGTATCAGACACGGGAGGTACCATTAACTAAACAGCAACAGAAATACTACGACACGCTTAAACGTGAGATGTTGTTTGAGGTTGCAGGGAATGAAATCACATCAGTTAATGCTGCTGTGAATATGAATAAACTCCTACAGATTTCAGCCGGTGGTTGCTACACAGATAATGGTGAAGTTATCGACTTCGATTGTAAGACTCGGTTCAATGAACTGATTGATGTGATCGAGGCTAGTTCGCATAGTGTGCTTGTGTTCTGCGCGTTTAGACATTCAATTGCTATGCTGCAAGATAAGTTAGTAGCTGCAGGATATGACGTTGATGTGATTCACGGAGGTGTAACCCTGAAAAACCGCACAGAGATATTCGACAAGTTTCAAACATCAGGTAAGAAGCAGGTGCTGGTTATTCAGCCTCAATCCGCTTCACACGGGGTAACACTTCATGCGGCTAATACCGTTGTGTGGTGGTCACCGACAACAAGTTACGAAACTTATGCACAGGCTAACGCCCGTGTACATCGAGCAGGACAGAAAAACCCATGCACCGTTGTACATCTACAAGGTAGTCCTGTGGAAAAACATTTATATACAGCACTGCAAACACGGGAGAGTAATCAAATAAATCTATTAGGAATGTACAAATCATTATTAAGTAGTTGACATTAGTACGAAATGGTATATTATAGACCTTACCTGCCGAGGTGGTGGCAGTGAACTGGAGACCTTTATGAGTGAATTAAACGTAGCAAAATTAACAGCAATCTATATTAAAATGCGCGAAAAACGAGCACAGCTCGCTAAGCAGTACGAAACAGAAGATGCCGCGATCAAGGAGCAACAGGACGCAGTTTCTAAACTGCTGTTGGATATATGTAAACGTGATGATGCCAATAGTATCAAAACGGATTCGGGTACTGTTATCCGTTCAATTAAGACACGGTACTGGACTAGCGATTGGCACTCAATGTATGAGTTTATCAAACAGCATGAGGCCTACGATTTGTTGGAGCAACGTCTACACCAAACGCACATAAAACAATTCCTTGCAGAACATCCAGAGCTACTACCTCCGGGCTTAAATCAAGATAGTGAATATACAATCAGTGTGAGGAAAACAAAATGAGTGAACAACCTATCATCTATACGGTGAAAGAGATACAGAACATATTAAGAGTATCGCGCCAGACTGCATATGACCTATGCAACTCAGGCAAAATAAAAACCCTTCGGGTAGGGTCGAGTATTCGTATAACCCGTGAAGCATTTGAAGACTATTTAAAACAATCTGGAGAACAAAATGGCTAATGAAGTAGCATTATTTAACAGCGCCACTGATGTAGATTTATCGTATTTGCAAGGTATCAAAGATCCATTGACCCAACAACTTGCAGGTAGTTCTGGTGGCAAACGTATTTCCATCAGAGGCGGTGTGTTCCGTATGATGGTTTCAGGACAAGAGGTGGCTAAGTCACCTGATCGCCATTTGAACATCGTAGTTGTTGATGCATCACCTAGCGTATCACGTACCTACTACAAAGGCACATACCAAGAAGGCGTAACCGTATCACCTACTTGCTGGTCTGACGATGGTGTTAAACCTGATACTACTGTACCAACACCGATGGGTAAAACCTGTAATGACTGTCCTATGAACGTTAAAGGTTCAGGCCAAGGCGAGAGTAAAGCTTGCCGATACTCTCAACGATTAGCTGTTGCATTGGCTAACAACTTGGATGGTGATGTATACAACCTGACAGTAGCGGCGACATCTATCTTTGGTAAAGGCGACGATTCCCATATGCCGTTACAACAGTACACGAAAAAGTTAGCGGGTCATGGTTTGCCGATCCGTGCTGTTGTAACTAAAGCGCAATTTGATTTGGACAGTGCTACACCAAAACTGGTATTCTCTGCTGAACGCCCATTAAGCCAAGCTGAGTACCAAACGGTACTCAGCCAGAGTGAATCTGAAGATTCACGCTACGCCATTGCTGCTCCTAACTATACTGCAAACACAAACCGTGTAGCTACTCCTGCAATCGAAGCACCTAAACAACCAGCACCGGTTGTAGAAGAGGTGACTGAACCGACTGTACGAGAAAAGCCATCACAGGCTAAACCTGCGGAAGCTAAGCAAGACCTAGAGAAAATCCTAGCTGATTGGGACGACGATTAAGTCTTCCTCATGTGGGGCGGCAACGCCCCACTTTTTAACCCACGGACATTTTATGACTGGACACTCTAAAGCCGAGTTCTTACGGGCAGTATTGCCATCTGAACAAAACGGACAATACTACTGTTCTGTATTTATTGGTAAGACTGATAGAGACAGTAATATCGAACGTACTATCCAGAGATTCCACCGCACTGTAGATGAATTAGTAGAAGCAACAGACAATCCACCTGATGGTGTATGGAATACGTTTTATCTTGTAGCCACCACAAGAACAGAAAGCCGTAAGCGTGAATCTATCACACAACATAAAGCCTTTTTCATCGACGTCGATCTAAAAGACTACAAAGACAAAAAAATCGCATTCGCAGCATTACAAAATTTTTACTCTAGTTTAGAGTTACCTGCACCAACTATTGTGGACTCAGGTAATGGTATCCATGCATATTGGATACTGACAGAAGCTATCCCTACCTTTGAATGGCGCAGAGTAGCTGAGTACCTAAAACAACTATGCATAGACAGTAAGTTCTATGCAGACCCTACCTGTACCGCAGACACATCACGCATACTGCGCGTTCCAGACACATACAACATGAAGGACCCCGATAAGCCGAAACGCTGTGTATGTGCTCACAGGGGTGACCCGATAGAGTTTGTCC